ATTCATATTTTCACATAAATGTGATGCTTTAATAAAATTCATAAGATGACTTAATTTAAATTTACCTTGAACTATTTTATCATGTGTTTTTTCAAATTTAATAGATCTAATATCTTCTCCATTTTGTTGCAATAAAGCTTTTTGATCCTTGTTTAAATTATCATCTATTTCACTTATAGCAGTTTTAAAGCTAGCTAAGCCATCTTCGCAACTAAAAATTAATTGTTTGTCAATACTTTTTATTTCTACAACTTTACCTTCTAATAATTGTATATCTTTAATAATTTGTTGAAATTGAACTGAGGGCATATTGATTACATAATCAAACAACATTTCTGATATATTAATAACTTTATCATCTAATACTAATAATGGTATTTTATAATCTTTAACTTTACCCATAAATGGATCAGCTAGTTCTATTCCTAGTTTATCTTCTTCATTTTCATTCATATATAATGTAATAGTTTCTCTTCTATTAGCAGATTTTATAGTTTTAAAAAATGTGTTTGTATCAATACCGATTACAACAGCTTTTGAACAATTATAACTTTCAAATTTATTTGCATCTAATTTTACATATGTTAATGAAACTTTTGATGTATCCATTGTAGAAATTTTTATACAATCTTTATTTATAAGTATATTGGTTTCTTTAATATATGGTTTAATTACTTCAAATAAATTTTTAACAATAACACTTTTTAAAGTTTTAATTTCAAAAATTCGCCTTGACATTATATATCTTATAAATTTTTTGTTTTTAAATTAAAGTTATTTAATTTAAAAAATAATTAATAATCATGTAATGATTATCCTGAAATTGCGAAATATGCGCTTGCAAATGAAACTAAAACCATTATGATTGCAAAAGTTAAGTTAACAATTATGAAGTTGTAATTATCTTTTTTCTCTGATTTCATTTGTTCATTTTTATTATAACATTCGATAGCAATAGATGATGTAGCAATCGAAAGAATTCCGACAAGTAATAAAGAAATAGCTGTTAAAAACATTTGAGTATTCATATTAATATTTTATAATATATAAATATAATTTTTTTATAGAAATAAATTTAAATTAATTAATTAACAATTAATTTTTCATGATATTATTATTTTCTTTATTATTTATAATAGATGTCTAGTTCATATAATTTTAAAGATAACTTAACAATAGATAATAATAAATATTTAAAATGGTTAGATATAACTGGTACATCACGTGCAAATATTATATCGTTAGATAATGTAAATAATGTTAAAATAAATTCAGCATTTGGCAACTTGGTCTTAAATAGTGAATCGGTTAGTAGTTATACATTTTTAAATGTTAATGGAAATGCGAGTGGTGTTATAATAGGATCTAAAATTGGTATAGGATTTAATACAACAACAAATATGAATGCAGCATTGACATTAAATAAAAATAATTTTATAGGTATAAATACAACAACAGGAAGTAATGATGGTTATTTAGGATTATCAGGGACATCATCTTTAAATTCAACAGGAAGTCGTATAATTTTATATGGAAATGAAAGTTCATCGAGTAATAATGGAAAATTAAATTTGTATGCTGGAAATACTTCTAATGGAACAATTAATTTATTTACAGGCGATGAATTACGTTTTCAAATATTAAACAGTGGAACTTTAAATGTTTTACCTGATGGTATAACTAGTAGATTAATTATAAATGACACTAGTTCTACTTTTACAAACAATGTAATTTTATCAAGTGGAACAGCGAGTACTAATGCAACAACTGGCGCATTAACAGTTTCTGGTGGAATAGGTGTCACTGGTAGTGTATATATATTAGGATCATTAAGTCTTACAACTACAAGTACTGGTAATTTAAATTTTAGTAGTTCTAACCCTAGTACAAGTTATTCATCTGGAGCTGTTGTTTTAACTGGTGGCATGGGTATTTACAATTCTGTAAATGCTACAAGTGTTACAGCTGGTGGTGGGTTAAGTATAGCTGGTGGTGCAGCAATTGCGAAAGACATGTATCTTGGTGGAAAATTTAAAATATTAGATTCTACTTCAGCTACAAGTTCAGATACTGCAAGTGTAGTGTTATATGGTGGATTAGGAATTAATAGCAATATATTATTAAGAAGTAATTCGAACTCGCAAATTAAATTGTCACCAACAACAGATCAATCTGAAACAAGTATTAGTTTTTATAGTAAAAATAATTTTACATCAACAAGCAACACAGGATCTTCATGGACATTAGGTCAAAATGTTAATTCAATTAGCTCTGGAAATTTTGCACTTGCAAATTCACAATTTGGTAATGTATTATCTGCCGAATACAACGGCAAAGTATCCATTTTAGGAAATGTTTATATAGATAGTCAAACGTTAAAAATTCCTAAAGGAACAACAGCTCAACGTCCTGTATCTGCAGAACAAGGTTTTATAAGATATAATTCAGAATTAGAACAATTTGAAGGATATGGTTCTGGAAATCTATGGGGATCTTTAGGTGGTGGTGGTGGTGGAAGTGCAACTACAGCTGGAAATATAATTGCAAATAGTATTAATTTAGGTGTATCTAATATGTTTTCTGGATCTTTTACACCTAGTAATAATATACCAACGTCGACTAATGTAACAGGACTATATTTTAATAATTCAGATATTAGATCTTTTATTATAAATTTAACTGCAAGTATAACTCGTACTGTTGGAGGAAATTTATATGAATCGTTTACTTTAGAAGGCAATCAAAAGGATAGTGGTTGGGAATTATTAGTATCAAGTATGGGTGACATTTCAGGATTTAATTTTACTATAACTTCACTTGGTCAAATCCAATATACATCAACGAACATTACAAATTATACTAGTAGTTTACTAAGATATCACGTTAATGAAATAACAAATACTGGTACATACGATAGAAGTGGACTAGAAACGCAGGGTACATTAGTTACAAATACTATGCAAATATTAAATACACAAGACTCTAGTCCAGGTGTAGAGACAGGTTCATTATATGTAGCTGGAGGTGTTACAATTGATAAAACATTAGTAGCAGCGAATTTAAATATATCTTCTAACTCTATTTTTGGGAGTAACCAAACAACAATTGATCAATATGGAAATATAATTATATATGATGCAGGTATTAGTAGTTATCAACAAACTAGTAGTCAATATCAATATTCGCAAATATCTATTTCAAATTACCCACTTTACCAATTTCTAGGAAACAGTATAAATAGTAATTTTTTAACATTTGGTTTGGATGGTACTGCAGGTCCAGGTTCTTTGGGTATTCAAAGTGGTGCATTCTTTGTAAATACATTACAGAGAACTGATTTATTATTTGCAACTAATAATTCTGAATTAAAAATGAGAATTCGAGATTCAGGAATTGTAGATATTACTACAGGGTTATCTACTGGAAATATTATTAATACTAATTCTACTATAACTAATCTGACAGCTGGAATTGCAAGAATAACTACAAATTTAGCTGCTATAGGAAATAGTAATACAGTTGGAGCAATTTATACTACAGGTGGAAATGTAGGTATTGGTACAACTGGACCTTCTTATACTGTAGATATTAATGGTACTTTACGTTCTTCTACAATCGGTGTAAATAATGTTGTATTTGGTTCAACAACATTAGCAGGAAATCAGTCTGTATTAGTAGCCAATTCAACAGGTAGCTTAGATTTATGTATTGCTGGAGGTAGTGGTGCATTTAGTAATTCAGCAGTAAGTGGTGATGCTATTCTTAGAGCGACAAAAAGCTTAATATTACAAGTTGGTAGTGGAAATGCGCAAATATTTTGTGCTTCTTCTGGTAATGTAGGTATAGGTACAACTGCACCTAGTTCAACTTTAGATATAGTAAGTAGTTCGCCAATACTTCAAATAAGAGATACTTCGCTTGGTAGCGGAAAAATTTATTTCGGAAATTCAAGTCATGGTGTGGGGAGAAATGCATCTATTGGTACATTGACAGATGCAAATGATGTAACTGTATGGACAAATGGTGCTAGTGGTTCTGTTGGGTTTGCTACATCACTGACTGAAAGAATGCGTATTACACCAGCTGGTAATGTAGGTATTGGTACAGCTGCTCCCAGTGCTAAATTACATGTAGTTGGAAATACACGAACGAATTCTATTGAAATGAACGCTGGGGGTGGTGCAAAACAATTTGCAAGTGGATTACAAGGAGGTGGGGCTGCTACAGGAACTACTAATTTTCCATTTACATTTACTAATATACCTGTTGTAGTAGCAACTATAGGTATGAATGATAGTACTAGTGTATTTGGTGTTCAAATAATAAGTATATCGACAACCGGATTTAGTTATAGAAAAACATATTATAGATTTGCTAATGGTTATGGAGGAGACGCTGTTACCGAACACTTTTATTGGATTGCAATGGGTTAAATTTATCTTGAATTTACAAATATTAATACAAAATTTTTTAAATTACAAAATAATTTTTTTATTGTATAATATATAATGGAAAGTGGTGATAGATCATTTACAGTTACATCAATAAAAAAATCAGGACGTTCAATTAAAACAGATGGTGGTAGATATATTAGTAAAATACCTAGTTCAGCTGCAAAGAAAGCATTTTCACAATATTATAGACAACACAAAACAAAAGGTGCTTTTTCATTGGAAATACATATAAAAGAAACTACGCAAAATTCATCTGGAAAAACTTTTAAATACAGAGTATCAAAAATAAAGGATCCAAGGGATATAACTAGAGGTAAACAAGTAATTCACTATGAATATACAACAAAAGTTAAGGCTTTATAAAAGGTTACTTTTAAAAAAAGTAACATCAAAACCATTACATTATTGTAAATAATGTTTAATATCAAAACATTACTTTTAAAAAAAGTAATATCAAAAAGGGCTAACGCCTGCAAGACTACTACTATATAAATAATAATAATCTACTTGCAGGCGTGAGCCCCCTTTTGATATTACTTTTTTTAAAAGTAATACATTTAAAATTGTCCACCAGCTAGAACCTGAGTTATGCTACGATATTGTTTTTGACCTTTAACACTTTCGTTTTTAGGTTTATCCATATAATAAGGTTGTTGACTAGCATCTCTAAGATAATCTAGATATTGTTGAATTTGAGAAACGATTTTTGGAACTATTTCTTGAACAATAATTTGATTTAATCTATCGACTTCTTTTGTATATTTTTCAAGTAGTAATTTAAGTTCGTTTTCTGGCATATTTTCATTAATTAAAGGAGGATGTGCGCTGTATTCTATAAAGATACTTCTCATTACTGTCATTAGTTCATTATTAGATTGATAGTCTATAACATATTTATTTTGTTTATATACATTTAATTTAATTAAATTTTGAATATTTCTAATATTTGTATCAGAAAAAAATAAACGGGTTAATGGAGTTTCACTATATAAATTTTTAAATAAAAATCTAGTATTACTACTTGATAATTGTTTATCATCAGGGGTTAAATTAAATTTACCAGGTGATTTTAAGCTGTCAACTTGTGTAGAAGGTAATCGTTTACTTCGTTCTTCGGTGATAGTTAATAAAGTACGTTTATCTCCTGGTAAATCAAAAGATTTTTCATACAATTCTGGATGAAAAAGTGGTTTATTTTGATCGTAAATAAATTGTTTGGTATCCATTACACTATATAATATAAAAAATAAAATAAGTTTTAATAAAAGTAAAAGATATTTTGTTATAAAATTAATTAGTCATAGATTTAAATTTTTTATGTAAAATATTTTTAGTTTGCAAAACGGAATTTATATTATTGGTTTCCCAATCTATTAAATTAAAAATAGATTTTAAATATGATATAGATTTACGTGATGTTGGGTTGATTTGTAATGTATATTTAAATATTGTCATTATTATTTTTTGTTCATTTTTAGAAAAAATATTTTTATCTAAATTAAAGATTTTTTCATCTAATATATTATAATCTTCTAAAGAATATTTAAATCTAGCATATAATGCATCAGTTTTAGAATTAGCATATTCCCAAGGTGGATAAGGATGAATAATGTTATATAAAAGAATACCACAACTCCAAATATCTGCTTTATGTGGTTTATAAGGTAATCTTTTAATCATTTCAGGAGGCATATAAGAATCTGTACCATGAATTCCTTTATAAAATATTTCTTTTCCATTAATTTTATACATAATTGATTCTCCGAAATCTATAATTTTAATATGATTATTGTATACCATAATATTTTCTAATTTTAAATCTAAATGTGCAATGTTATTACTGTGAAGATATTCTACTCCATCTAAGATTTGTGAATATAAATGTAATAGGAATTTAATATTTCCTTTATATTGTTCGACATAATCAAGTAAGTCAATTCCGTGACAATATTCAAATACTATAGAATTATTTTTTTTATCAATACTTAAAGTTTTTCGAATATTAGGGTGATTTAAATTAATTGTCATGTAAAATTCATTATTAAAATGATTTATAAAGAAATTTTTATTATTTTCAAAATTAAGCATATCCTTTTTCATAGTTTTAACTACAACACATTTATTACAATTATAATTTTCACAAAATCGTTTACATTTATATAATTGTAATTTACCAAATCCGCCTTCCCCTAAAGTTTTAGTATAAACACTTTTCATATTAATTTAGCCAAAATTAGTCAAATATAAATTAATATAATTTTAATTCAATTTTTTTAATTTGATAAATTTTTTCTACAAATTGGACAAGTAGTTTCTTTAGATAACCATTTATCTATACAATATATATGAAATTCATGGTTACAGTTTAATTTTCTAACTATATTTATATCAAAATTATCTTTTTCTTCTTCTTGACAAATAGAACAATCGAAAATATATCGTAATGAAATATGTGAATTTTGAAATAAGTCATTTAAATATAATCCTCGTTTATATGGTTGATAAATATTTAAAATACTTAAAGCATTAAAATTATCACTAAAATTACGATTTAAATTACGATTTAAATTACGATGTGTTTGTCGTATGTAATTAGAATAAGCTAACCGTCGATTAAGACCAGGTTGTTGTGGTAGATTCATATATAAATTAAATTTTATTTTTTTAAATTAATTAAAATAATTTATTTTTCTTGTTAAAATATAAGTAATTTAAATAAATAATAATATGATTGTTTTATCAGAAAAAGTAAAAATGTTAATTCCATATTTAGTAGGTATTATTTTAATAATATATCTTTTAAAGCCAAATATATTTTTTAAACCAAATGGTAAGACAAGAATATATGGTTTAGGATATGATGATCAAGGTTATAAAAAAACATTATATACATTTCAATTTGCTATTATAATAATAGTTTTGATGTTATATATTGTTTTAATGAAATAAAAAATATAAAAAATCTCTAAATATTGATTTTTTACTTTTCATCCAATCGGCCATAATTTGAAGTGCTTTATAAACTATATCTACATCACAATTTAATAATAATATATCACCAATTAATGGGTTTTTTATCTTTACGTTTTCATCTTCTTTTATGATATGTTCTATATTTATAAAACGTTTATAATCAATTATATGAAAACCATTTATATTTATATAATATATTCCATTAAGTTTAAAAAATGAAAATTCCAAACGTTTATTATTGAATTTTTTAATAATAAAATTATCAGTATTAATTCCTGAAAATTGTTTAACTAATAATTTTCCATCAGATTCTTTAAATTCAGTAGTTAAATCGCCGTTTTTTGACAAATGATTATCTACTATTAAATATTCTTTTTCCATACAATTACTTTTAAAAAAATAATAATTAAACAATTATTTTTTTAAAATTAATTAAATAGTAATTAAACCGTTTTTAAATGGTTGTATATAAGATAATTTAAGATTGTACATGTAATAATATAATTGAGTGGATGTATTTATTATTTTAAAATGGTTTTTTTGGTATCCATTTTGCATTATATCCATTACAGTTATTAAATCAAATAAATCGTTTTCATAACAATATTTGCTTAAATATTCTATTAAATTAAATTTATATTGGTCGCTTTCTAAAGTCATAAAGATATAAAAATATCCGTTTCTGGAAACAATATTATTATTAGTATTTTTTGTAGGTAAATTATATAAACAAATAAAATCCTTAATTTCGTTAGTTTCAGGATTAATTATTATAAAATTATGAAAAGATTTATTTAATAGTATATTTGTAATATCAGCTTTTGATTTATAATCAAAAATATCATAATTAATTTGATTAATGTTAAGTAATTTATCATGAATAGAATCGACTATATTTGTTAAGATGTCTTGATTTTTATTTAAATAATTTTTAGTTAAATGTAAAAATTTATAATTTTTTAAAAAATCTTTATCAAAATCAAATGTTTCAAACATTTGTTTTAAAACGGTTGTATGTTGATTTAAATTAAGTAACTTTGAATTTACCAAATTTTCGATATTTATAGGTCTATGATAAAAGGTTTTATTTGAAAAATGTGGTGTTTTAATAGGGTTACCACCAATTGTATATAATGCGCAATTTATTTGATTATTAAATTTTAAAATACATTGTTTTGTTAAAATATTAATAATATAACTAGAGACATGTAAATTTCTAAGTTGTTTTATTAAACATAAATAATTAACATCTATTGTTTGATGTTGTTTAAATGAACATTCGTCTTTAACATAAATTATTTGTGGACGACCACATATAAAGCCTATCATATTTTGTGTGGTTATTGTTTCAGGTTTTTTTTTATGTGGATAAAATAAAATACATAATGTATTTTGTGTAATATAATAATTAAAAAGTGATAAGGAGTAATTTAAAGTAAATGATGAATCGATCGCTTTGTAATTATTGTTTATGAATTCTAATAATTCAGATTTAAGTAAATTATTAGGAGATGTAATTACATGATAATCTAAACATGTTTTACTATTAGAAATTTCTTTATCAATAGATAACAATAAGTTATCAATATCTAGTATATATGAATTATCATTTTTTAAACTAGAATTAAGTTGTAATGGTTTATTTGACCAAAAACTCATTTAATATCTTTTTTTATTTTTTTTATTTCGTTTTGACGTGGAATTATCATCGATTACAAATTCTATTTTGGAATCTGAATATTTACTTAAATCTGGGTATTTATTAAATAAATGTTTTTTTTGAATTGAAAATAATGTATTATCTTTTAATTTAACATTGTCTAATGTTTTTGGTTTAGAACCCCAATCAATATATAAATAAAATGGTTCAATGAATTCAATAAGATATCCTTTACCAGATAATCTATTAATAAGAAATAATATACAATTTTTAATATCATAATTTGGATATCCTATAAGGATTTTAGGTATTTCAAATATAATAAATGTTTTATTAGTGTTTCTATTTGTAAAAATTATTTTTTCTACACATTTATTTAAAACTATATTAAAAATATCTATTTTAGATGTTTCTTTAATAGATTTTTCATTGTGTAAACTAGATATACTTGGTATTTTTATATCTTTATTCATTTAACTTATATTTAGATAATAATTTTAATTTTATTTATTTATTAATATTAATTAATTTTTATGTTAAATGATATAAAATCTTGTAATATCATATATGGATACATACAAGATTCTTTATTAAATTATAATAATTCTACAATTATTTTAGTAGAACCAAGAAAGGCTGTAATAGATAAAATAAATCGATTGAAATTAAATAATATTATATTAATAAAAAAAGCTTTAGTTAGCAAAAATAGTTTATCAGAAACTGTATTGTATTATGATAAAATAAATAATAATTATTGGGTAGATAAAAATGATTTATCAATAAATGGAACTAATTTTTTTAATATTACAAAAGAATCTGTTTATACAATAAGTTTATTAGATATTATAAGCAAATATAAAATTCAAAATATAAATAATTTAGTATTAAATATCAATATAACTAATAATAAACAAGTATTAGAAAGTATTTATCAATTTAATCATATTATTTCATATATTAATATTAAAACAGATTTCAAATGTAATTTATTTAATAATTTTTATAATGAAAAAGATGAAAAATCAGAATATATTATATACATACATAAAAATTTAAAGCTTATATTACCAAAAATAGGGATTTGTTTTAACAATATTAAAACAATTGTAAACATTGATAAATTAGAATTATTAATAAAACAATATCAAATGAGTTTGATTATAAAACAAAGAGACATAATAGAATTTCCTGATTCTATTAATAAATTAAATAAAATATATAACGAAATAAAAGTTAATAATAAAAAGGAAAATTGTGATTTTTTTCATGAAAATATAATTCAGAATTTAGATATAATTTTTAATATAAATAATGATATAATAGAAAATTTAACAGAAACAAATAACAATTTAGATATAATAATACATTTTAATCCTAAATATTTTGAAGCATATAATACATTACAAATAATGTATCCTTTAAAAAATAATATAATATATATAAATAAAATGTATGATGTGATTTATGGGAGTAAAAATTGTATGTATATGTTATATCAAATTATTAAATCTAAATATTTTTCAGATTATCTTGATAATAAAAAAAGTGTAAATCCAAAATTATTTAAAATAATGACAAAACGTTATTTTTATGAATATATAGGTAAGATTTTTTATTTAAAATTTTTTTAAACCATTATATTTATAACGTTATAAGATATTGTTTAATTTTTGTTTTGGAATTGTACATCTATTGTATTTTTGTGATATAATTTTATCATTTATTTTTTGTGTTAATTCTATTTTTAAAGTTGATTTTTCCATAGTTTGAGTAGTTTTATTTAAAGTTATTACTTGTAAATATATATCAAAGTTAAATAATTTAATATATGTTTGTCTATCTCTATATTTATCATTTGATATTAATATACAATCGTTGTTTTTACTTAGAATATAAAAAAAATATTGACATAAAAAATCATCTTTATTTTTATCTAAAATTACGTTATTATATTGATCTTGAATAATTATAAATTTTATATTAAAAGTATTATAACCTTTAATAATATTATTTAATACAATTTCAAGATTATTTAATTTTTTCATGACAAAATAAAATTGACTACTTTTATCAATATTTACATGATCTATATATTTTGTAAAAAATAATTTAAAAAAATCATATGTATCTTTTATTTTGTTAATATGTTTAATAACATGGAAATCTATATTTTCACGTTTATATTTAATTTCTCTAAAATCAGAAAATATATTAAGAAAGTCTATAATGTATATCTTTTGTCTTTTATCCGAATTGATCATTATTAAGCGATTGTTTAATATTAATAAATATTTATTTTTAAATTAATTTTATGCTTTTTGTTTATTTAATATAAAATTAAAAAAACGTTCTATATAATTTACTTGTATATTTACTGGCTGTATATTTACTGGTTGTTCTTTATAAGAATTAGTTACAGATAAAGTTAAGTCTTTGATGTTTGGCAAATTGAATTCCTGACCTAAATATACTCCTATTAATAAGATAGTTAAAGAATAAAACATTTATATTAATATTAATACAAATGTTTTTAAATTAACGTTTTTAAATTAATTTTTTTAAAAGGTCATTTAAATCTATTCGCCATAAATCTTCAGGAGATTTAGAAAGGATAAAGGCCAGTTCTTTTTCTTTTTTATGACATTGTTCTTCTAGTTCTTTAATTTTTTCTGAAGTTAATGAATAAATAGGTAATCTAAGCAAATAATCATATGACGAATCGTCTTTTGGATAATCATGTTTTTCTAAAACAGAAATTATATAATCTTTGGATCGTTTATTAATATCGAGATCACCATTTATATATTCTTTAATAAATCTAGCTTTTGATGTTAAGATTTCTAATTCTCGTTGTAATCGTTTTGTAATATATTCTTTTCTTTTAATATAAAATTCAAGACGAAGATCAAAAAATTCAAGTAAAATATCAACAGGTGTTTTGTATTTTGTAAGAATAAGATTTTCATTAAATAAATACATATTATTTGTACTAAAAGATTTGACTAATTTTAACTCTTTTTCTAATGTTTTAGTTTTAATTAAATTATCTAGTGTAGTTTTATTTTTAAATTCTACAATAAAACAAATGTCGTCATTTTCATCTATTGTTTTATTTTGAACATCTTTTAGTTCAAAATTTTTCTTTTTTGGTTTGGTTTTATCACCAGGTTTTTTAACAACAGATTTTTCAATAAATGATTCTAAAAATTCTTTATAAGTAGTTACACCCATCCCTACAGGAATTTCAGTAATCTTAATTTGATAATCTGATAGTCTTTCCCATCTACCCTTAGTTACATAAGAACCAGAATCAGTTTCAGTTTCTTCAACTATACCATTAAACCCTTGAAAATAAGGTTTAAGTGGATCTGGCATAAAATTATCATCGTCAATCATTTTTATTAAATTGTGAATAATGTCTACTGGATTAAATGTTGGAATAAATGTAGAATATCCTGTGCCTATACCTTCACATCCATTTACAAGAACCATTGGAATAATTGGTAAATACCATTCTGGTTCAATTATTACGCCGTCATCATTTAAAAAGTTTAATAAAGGTGTGTCATTAGGGTTAAACATATCTTGTGTTATATCTGAAAGACGTGTAAAAATGTATCTAGGACTAGCAGCATCTTTTCCACATTGATATCTTGATCCAAAATTTCCATCGCCGTACAACAAATTAATATTATTAGATCCAACAAAATTTTGTGCCATGTTAACAATCGCACCTTGAAGAGAAGCTTCACCGTGATGATAACTGGTTTCCGCAGAAACATAACCAGATAATTGAGCTACTTTAATAAGGTCCCGTTTATTTTTTTTTAACATATAATATAAAATTTTTCTTTGACTTGGTTTAAGACCATCGCATAAACTCGGAATTGATCGTAAATTATCATAAATAGAAAAGTGAATAAGTTCTTTATTGATTAGATCTTGATAACTTACACGATTTTGTTTTGTATCTAAGTAAATGTTTTTATCATACTTACTTAACCAAACTTTACGTTTATCTGAACACTTGATTATATCTTCATTTGACTCGTCAGTTGGTTTAATTTTTACATTTTTATCCTTTTCAAAAGCTAATAAGATAGATTCGTCGCAAAGTTCATCTTTATAATAGTAATCTATTTTTAACTCGTCTAAACGTTTAAATGTTTCTTTTGCATCTTCTTTTTTTGATGTACCAAGACCTTTGAAATATCTGATTTGATAACTATTTAAATTAACACCAGTTTCCTTCCATTTAAAGTAGTCTTGTTCAGTAAAAAATTCCATTATCTTTTTACCTTTAATAGCTTTTACAATAGGTGTTCTTAATGTTTGAATATAATCAAGTTTTATTAAACTTGGCCACCAATAATGGAAAAAATTAACAAGTAAACTTTTAATATGAGATCCGTCAACATCGGAATCGGTTAATAACATTACTTTACCATAACGAAGTTCAGATGTTGTTTTATAGATATGGTCTTGTTTTAATCCAACAATTTGT